CGGTCTGCATCGCTGGGTGCTGGTGATGCTTGGGGGTGGCTGTGGACAATGGCAGCCACCTCCCCAGCATCTTCAGCCGCGGCAAAGCCTTCAGGTGACAGCACGAAAAAGTCGTTGTCTTGCGCAAGGTTTTTGCATGGCCAGTAACGCTTACGACCTTTGACAATTACGACCAGGCCGCACGCCTCCCGTGGCGCCTCTGCCAGCGCGTGCTCAATTGCATCCTCTTGCCACTTAGCCATAGAACGATCCTACGCTGGGAAAGCTGCCAAACGGAATTTCGTTGTTGGCGCCAAAACGTGCTTTACAACTTGAAACACGCTTGCCGCATACGTCTTGCAGTGCAAGGCCAGTGGAGCTGACAACCCGTGGCTCCACACCAGTGACGTATCCCGATGCCCAGAGTGGGACGTTGGCGCTGTTGTAATAAACAAGATTGCCGTCGTTTTGCATGGACAAATAATTGTTGGTGTAACCACTGCCAGTGCGCACATAATACACACCAGCGACAGAACTAAATACTCCATACGTCCCGGGCGACACAACCGGGTCACCGTTCTTCCATGGATTGTTTGAACTAACAATAACTGCCGCGTCAAAATATTGATTGACTCTCCATAAACCTGTGCTTGCTGTGACGGTGCCCTTAGCCATTGGCACGCCAGAGCCACCGTAATCATTGTCCACAACTGGTGCACCTTGGGTCCAAGCATAGTTGACAGTTAGTCCCCGGGCAATAAAGGCATCCTTGTACTGCTGCGACAGCGGCGAAGATGTAGCAGTGTAACTGATGGTTACTGTTCGGCTTCCAACGGTAAATATTTTGGTTGCAGTGCGACTTTGATTCGGATAGGAGTCGGGATTACCCAAGACTTCATAATAAAAAGCGCCGGCACGGCCAGTGTTGACAGTTGTTTCTTGTCGCCAATCCATATGCCGAATGGCAGTAGGTGTGCCAAGCAAATCTGTATTGGTTGCCCATATCGCATCTGGCCCCTTATACAGCACCAGATTGCCATCGCCCTGGTTCCACAGCCGGTATGTATCTGATGCCCCACGGACAGTGTTGCTGGCCCAGACAACCGTGTTGGCCTTGTTGTACACCACAATGTTGCCATCAGTTTGTTGCAAAGCCTTGTACCAGCGGTTACTGGAAGTCAAAAACTGTTCTGGCGCAAGCGATGTTGATACAGCCAAGCTACTTGTTCCAGCAGCAAAGTTAGTTGCGGGAACAGTGTTTACTGCATTGTCGTTTTCGTCAAAATAATTGGTTCCGGTGTATCCACACTCCGGCCCGCGATATTGCCATTGGCAAATGTTGGCGATGCACTGACGCTTGGGCGCCCGCACTCCGGCAAGATCAAAAACTGCCGCAAGTTCAAATTCAACTACGCTTTGATTTTCATTTGCTTTTCGATCAACGTAATAAATCTCCTGTGGCATTTCAGCAGTTGGATCTGGTGTGCCGTATGGATTCACACCATCTGAAAAATTGCTCGAATCAATAAATTTGCTTAACGTGCGAATACGGATAAACTTTGCGCCAGTCAAATCATTGCCTGGTGTGATCTCATTGACGCTCAGCAGCAATGCCGAGATGCCGCCAAGAAGATTGGACACCCGAACGGTTGGTCGCGGCAACTGACCATTGCCTGTGTATTCAAAACCGTCAGCCTCAATTGGCAGCAAAGAATATGGATTGCCGCGCCAGTACACATCACCAGAAGGCAACTTTTTGTTTACGCCAGCGTGAAAATAAAAAATCTCGCTGCTACCATGCAGCTCTTGCACTAGGTGCAATTCGTACAGTTCAATGATCGCGTACGGTGAACGGGTAAGCAGACTTTGGAAAATCTCTACGCTGATGTCGTTGCTCATGGCTCAAATACCTGCCGGAAAGTGGCGCGAATGACAGCGCGGAATGGCTCATCTATTGCCTTCTGCCATTGGCTGCATACCCACTTGTAGCTAGTGCTGGTATCAGGTGGTGTCCAGTCAAACGACTCCGCACCAGCGCGTGCTTCAAGGAAGGTTTCGATTTCGTCTGCTACTCCCTCAGTTACATTCCACTCCAGTGCCCATTCCTTAGGGTCTTGGTTGAGGCCAAACCGTAGGCGCTGCTCGTAGCCATCGCCAAACTTGGTAGAGCGTACGGTTGGGGCGCTGCTTTTGCTGGCGCCGATGCGTGGTTTGTAGTCAGGGAAGGTAGCCATTAGCGCGTCAGTAGGCCGCCTGGGCGTTGTTGTTTGATTAGCTCTGACTGTACTGCAGCACTGATGACGCGCCCAAGCTGTTTAGCGCCTTGCTCGTTGCCTTCTACGCTGCTGCCTTTAGCATCGACGTTAACGACCACGTTAGTGGTGCCACCACCCATCTTATCGTTAGCGACGATGGTGCCACTGCGACCTGGTACAAACAGCTCCGGACCACGCTCGCCCACCATGTAGGTCTGGCCGCTGGATACGGGGCCACCGTTGGCGCGGGCCTTAAATGCGCCAGAGTAATTTGGAATGTTAGGCAGTGACGGCACCATTTGCGCAGGTGCCCCAGGCTTAAATTGGCTAGAGCCAAGTCCGCCACCACTGCCGCCCGGCAGCACACCGAGTACGGCATTCAGGATTGCCATTATAATCATCTTGGCGATGATTTGCGCGGCCATATCAAGGAACATATCCGCCACGCTAGTAAAGAAGCTAGCAAGTGCTTCTTTGGCTGTCATGCTGCCGTCGATAACGCCCTTGAACGATGTGCTAAATGCGTCGCCGATGCCAGCGGCGGCAGTTGTAATCATATTGATCGGATCAGTTAATGCGTCAAGCTCTGCCTTGACACCAGCAGCCGCACCTTCAAGTCGTTCCCGATCAGTTTTAGGTCTAGCTAGTTCACGCTTGCGCCCTTCAATTTCGTCTTTCTCCGGGTCTGTAAGCGACTTATCACCGCGAATCTTTGCAATCTCTGCTTCCAGCCGCAACTGCTCACGCGCTTGTTCAGTGGTAGCGGTTTTTAGTGCTAACTCTAGGTTAAGGTCAGCAATTATTGCGTCAAATGATTTGGTACGGTCTTGTTCA